AATCATAGGTTCTATTTCTTTCCATACCGACTTATGCGCCAGCGTAAACCCGCCGTGACATAATCTGCCCGCATATGGAACCGGAACCACAAAAGCGTCCGTAAACCAATCGCGACCCTGTTGCGTCCCGCGAAAAGCAATAATGTCAATGGTCTTACGAGAAGCGAAATACGCGGTGGTGGAGGTAAAAGAAGATTCTATCTTTATGGCGTCGGGGATTTGATCTTCGTAGGCAAGCATTGAGTACCTACGTGCTGTGTTCAAAAGAACCGGGTCTAGTTTCATAAGACTCCCCCTAGTTTCTCTACAATAAACAGCATGATAATTAAGGGGTATATGCCCCAAACTAATCTTTCAAGCTTATCAAATTTTTTGCTACCCGCTTCGAGTCGTTCTTCAATAGATTTATAACGCAAAGCGCATTCCGCTTCATGGACAGCCATTTTTTGATCAACAGAGGGACTTTTGGCTACTTTTTTCTTTGCTACAACTTTCTTTGCTACTGTTTTCTTTTTGACTGCCACGGTATCACCTATAAATAAAAGTTATTAGCGGCATTTGCCGCACTAGCCAAACTAGCCAATATAAGAATTGCACCTACGGCAATTCCAATACCAACAACAACTATAACAAAATCAATCGTATCGCTTTTACGTTTTGCGGCGGCTCTAGCCGCTTCATATCGTTGTTGCTTAATTATTCGACGTTGTCTTTCAAATTCCCTGAATGTCTCACCATTCCCACTGTAAATGAACAATTCGCGTAAAGCCTTGTACTTCATGTCCATCTCGCGTTTTCGGAGGGCCAGTTCCATTGCTTCCTCCTCGACGCTTTTCCCGGCTAAAAACTTAACTGTAGCCGACGTTTCTTGGTTTTTTATCCTTGCTTCATGTATTTGTTCGTTGGCGTCAAAGAATTTTGTTAACGAGCTCGTCATCTCGTGCAATTCTTTTCCACGCTCAACGCCCGCTTTCAAGGCATTAAAAGCCGCATTTGCCACAGACAATGCGGCGGCTACTTCTATCATGCTTTTTCCCTAAGAAAAAAAGCAAGATGCGCCTAGTATATTCCTTGAAAACGTTGTCTTACCCGAACAATCGGGCTAAATCCTTTTACAGGACCTCCATTTGACATTTTTTTTGGCGATTTCCCTGCTTTACTAAGGGCTATAGCTACAGCTTGATCCTGTTTATAGCCTTCATCTCGCAACTTACTTATGTTTGAGCTAATTGTCTTTTGGCTTTTGCCTGACTTTAATGGCATAGTGGCACCTAACAACAGCTATAATTGCCGCCTCTTTCTGCGGCACCCATACCACGTTTTTTGCCTTTTACCATGATGCCGGAACCAATGTTAGGAGTCTTCTCCACAACAGTTTTAGCGTATGGAATCTTACCTTGGCCCTTTATATCCGCGTAATTCTTAGCGGCGGGAGCCTCGGGCATACCGGTTACTATTTTTACACAACTCATTTTATTGCCCTCTTTTCTCGTTTAAACGCATTATTTCGCGCTGGGTAGATGCTTGCATTTTTTCTCTGGAAAGCTGTTCTTGGCTATCTAGGCGCTCGTCAAACTGACGACTTCTCTCAACCATTTTCTGCCTTTCCAGATCTAACTTTTCTTGGCCTTCGGCTATGTTTGCCTGTGTGGCTTGAGCCTTTATGTTAAGTTCTTGTTCTTTCAAGGCAATTAATGGATCTGGTCCTTGACCACCACCCATAATTTGCTGGCTCATCTGGCGGATGTTCTGCATATCCTGCGCTATGATCTGGGCAGTCATAGTTTCTATATCCAGCATCTGTTCTTCCGTTGCGGGTTGGCCCTGATTCTGTTGCATAAACGTCATTGCGGCTTGTTCCCGAGCCTTTATCTTTACGTGCTCAAGAACGTGTTTTTGCAGAGACATAGCAAAAGCTGGCATACTTTGAACCACGCCTGATGCCATGAAAGTCAAATGCGCCATGATGTGCGCCTGATGATCCTGACCTTCAAACGCTCGTAATCCGATCTCATCCAGAACATCAATATGCTCTTGCGCCGGATCTTTTGGAACCGGTTCCTGTTCTGGTGGCGCTCGCAGTATTTTATCAATGTCGCGAACTCCAAGAGCTTCGTACATACGCCGGAACGCCTCATGCTGATTGTGTAGCTGTGGCGCTTGCATAGCTAGTTCAAGCTGAGATTGGGCCAAAGCAATACGTTGTGCCTGAGAGAATATGTTTGGATTAGATACTGGAACCACATCTACCCTGTCGTCGAAGTCCGCGGCCATAATGCTCTGATCGCCGCCCTCTACAGAGTACGGATACTCTTGCGGCAGATAATCTGCCATAACTCGCGCAAGTAACTTAAATTCCATCCGCATCGCATAATGTAAACGCTTGTGTATTGCGCTCATTACGCGGGTTCCCTGCTCCAGCATAGCTACTGTGGTGCCCACCGCGGCTTGCTGATTCCCGTCACCTACTTTCAGATCTGTAATGGTTGCGAAACGTTGCGCCGCATTTACCACAAAACCCAGTAAATTGAACAATGTATTATCTGGACCTTTGAACGGCAAAGGCATCAGGCTGTCCCGTATGGTGCCTCCCGGGGCATCAACATCTCTGAACTCACCGGGCTGTAGGGGTTCGCTGTCTTCACGTATGCGAAGGCCACGAGCCTTGAAGCCAGCCGGTAAGTTGGACAACGTGCCTGCATCAATAAGCTGTCTTAAAGCCGCTGTAGCCGTGCGAGATAGGCCGCCTATCGTATGGATTAGGCCAAGGCCATAAAAGCCGAGCCCCGGGAGGAACTTATAATGCACAAAATACTGTATTTTGTTACGCAAAGGATCGTCTTCCCGGTAATTACGCCTGATCGCAAGGACCTGCCCGTTATCTTGGCTTACGGTCACTATGTACGGCAGTTTTATACCGGTTTCTTCTCCCTCATCGTCCATATCTTCGAATCCCGCTAAATTAAGTTCCACGTGGAACTCTATTAGCGTACAGTCGTAATTAAGATTAGAAGGAGTAACCCCTTGAATTTTATCGATTTCTTGGGTTATATCGTTAGTTGCTTCTTGAGCCGGGGTAACCGGAATATCCAAATAAAACCCAGAAACCTGCCTCTTGCGTAAATCATTCGCGGACATCGGAACAACTTGCGCGATTAAACAGGATGTTTCTAGGCTACTGGTTTCATAAGGAACAACAAGGTTTTCTGCAGGAACAAACGTACTTACCGCACGTTCCATGGTTTCGTCGTAGTAAATCTTCTTAAAAGTGGACCCGGCCAGCGGCAAATAAAACAGCATCTGGTCAAATTCGGGCGTATATTCTTCCATCACGTTGATCAGGTAGTAGTTCATAAACTCCCTGACTCGATGTGCTTGCTCTGATTTCTCTTTATCCGGAGCACCAATGACGGCAGTGCGCACAGGACCACCCGGCGGCAACAGTTCATTGAACGCCTGTGCTTGAAACTGCGTAGCGGCTTCGGCAAGAAGCGGATGAGTTACCCCAGTCGCGCCCCTAAAAGGCTCGGTTTTCTCTTTGTACGTGAAACCAAGAAGATCTAGGCCCTTTGAATAAGTCTCTTCCCAATCCTTACGAGAGGACTTGCAAGAGTCAAACTCAGACAATAAGTCGTTAGCAATAGATCCTAGCTGAAATGTAGGCAACTCTTCCGCCAGATTGCGATAAAAATCACCTTCGTCTATGTTGTCCGCCATCGGATCAAAATCAAGAACGGCACCACCTTCCTCGTCCATCTCGATCTCAATGCCTTCCGGCATCGTCTCAGACATCATTAACGTACCCGGAGCCTCAATCTCAATGTCGTCTATCGCATTCATAAGATTAGGATCGCTAGTAATGCGATCCATTAAAGAGCCTACCGGGCGGTTATTCTCAGCCATAATTAACCTCTACGACGGTCCATGATGCGGTCAAGTGACGACAATATGTCAGGGTTAATCATATTACCCATCTGTCCACTCATAGAACCTAAACCACCATAACGGCTGTTAAGGGCCGCGGTCCGATCGTCAACAACGCCGCCCATCGCAAAAGGAGCCGTACCAGACTGATTGCGTTCCATACGCAACTGTTCAGCCGCTTTCATCAACGCATCATCAGAAACGTTTTGCGTTTCCATGCGGTAAAGATCCTGTGCGCGTTGAATGGCTTCCTGATCTTGACCCGCTTCCCGCATCATCCGTTCATACGTGGTCATAGCATTTTTAGCCTGATCAACCGTCATCCGCTCGATGTCTTCCGCGGTCATCTGACCTAAGTTTCTTTCAAAGCTCGGCTGAAAGAAGTTACGAACCTTATCGTACATAGCACCTATGCCACCGGAAGCCTCACCACCGTTTGCGAAACCGGCTAAATCTACGCCTAATCTACCTGCCACTTTTGTCACCTTTTCCGGCGTAACACCAAACACGCCAGCCAATTGATTTAAATTTAAACCCTGCCTACGCGCTTCATCCACTATACGGAAGGCACGTTCCTGTTCAGTATAGTCACCTTTACCCACCGCACTTGCATTGGTCGCTAAAGACTGCAACCGTTTAGTAGGGTCCGCGATCCGTGAGGCGGGATCAATGGACATATTTGTTTTAGTTGTGTACGCCGCTACTTGGTCCGCGGTCACCGGACCGGAAAGGCCAAACTTTGATGTAATATTCGGAGTCAGGGCACCGGCAATGTCTGCCGAAGACAAACCTTGTGAGGCGGCATAATCGGTAATGCGCTGGGCCGCAATCTCTCCCCGAGGTGAGGTGCTAACTATACTTGCAATGACATCTTGCGGAGACAATGGCGGATTTGGGTTATTATCATTATTATCATTATTACCACCATTACCTCCCCCAGTATCTGTCGGAAGTTGTGGGGTAGGCAACGGTTTAAAAGCACCTTCCGGTAAAAATGGTCCGGGTGTAGGACTATATGCCGGTTTTTGCTGTATCTCCCACCAGCGGAATTCTTTTTTAGGCAGGTACTGCGCCCTTTCTTCTGCAGTCATCAACGGACGACCTGCAACCTGTATGTCCGCCAAAGTCAACATAGGCGGTATCACGCTGATCGGTGTACCATCTTCTTCGGTTTTCTTGTCACCATCTTCTTCGGTTTTCTGGCCACCTGAATAATCAGGTTGACCGACACGTTTCCCGGTCATAAGACCAAAAGTAGTATCTGATGGAGAAACCGCGGCAGGATTAAACGTAACTTTGCCTGAAGCATCGTCACGCATAAAACCCACTACATCGGGACCCTGAAATCCACGATAGGTGTAATACCGGGCTACAGCATTATTAAAATCATTTAGATCTAAACCTTTGCTTTTAGCCCAAGCTAATGACGAATTGTAAAAGGAACCAAACTGGTCTTCCGGAACACTTGCTCCGGTAGTTACCAAATAATTATATATGGCTTCTTCGTTCATAAATCTTATCCGTAGTAGGCGACCTTAACCCGCGTATCTTCTTCGTCATCCCAATCGTCTGTAGGCAACTGAACAAAGTTCCCCTGACGGTATCGCATCAATGCTTGCGTGGTACTATCCACCAAGTCGTCATGCTCACCGTTAGGAAACGCGGCGCACTCTTCAACCAACTCCTCGGCCCAAGAGGCATCCGGAACCCATACCATCCCGCTCTCCAAAAGCGGTGCGATACTATGAACCCTCGATAGCTTATCATTACCCCTTGATGGCGTAAAGTTTACCACAGGTATCCCCATATTCCTCAATTCGTGCGTCAAAGGCATACCACTGGCCTTCGCCTCTATGATTACCGTCTCAGGGTCCCAGAACTTATATAACTCATACGCCACCGCTTTCAACTCCGGAAAATCCCACCGCCCCTTCTTCGAATCCAGCAAAATCAAATTAGGCGACCGTTTGTCCTCGTCCGGATAAAACACACCCCACGTGGTAATGGCACTGTAGTCCGCCGTCTCCCGCTTCGAAAACGCCGTATCGTAACTCTGAATAACATACTCCAACTGCGGGACCGTG